CCAGTATTTGTAGTAAACGTACCTGTAATACTCGCTTCAACCGCAACGTTCGAAGTAGTATAAAGCACTAAGTCGCCGTTTGCGAACGGATTAATAACCTTCGTCAGCGTATGCAATGCAAGAGTATTACCCATAGACACGGTGTTGAGATTCAGAGCATCTCCGCCCTGTGTTTCAGAGATCTTGATACCTGTTGTATTCGCAAGCACTACGTAATAGTATGCGTTATTCGATAAGTTCGAAGAAGTTCCTACACCAATAACATTTGCTTCTAAAGTCGTATATTGTAAATAATCATGTACATTTAATGGAAGTGTGGTATAATAAGGATTAGTCCCTAACGATATTATATCACTATCATTATTGATATCCATTACCTTAAATTTGAAACTGACATCTTCAATATCTGTTTCAATTGTATCATTCAATGTAGAAACATCGTCATTCGAATTGAACTGTACTTCTTGAGCAGTCGAAATACTCGTCAAAGCGAGTGCAGCATTTGCTTCTTCTACGATTAATGCAGATCCAAAGAACTTTGTTCCAGCGACGTGCATCACTTTCTTAAACATATCAGAGTATCTGTCTACTGAGATCTTCGAAAGGATCTCATAAGAATACTCTTGGTAATAGTCGTTATCATGAACGTAGATATCATCAGACAAGAAGCCTTTCGAGCTTCGATAGTATCCGATACCGATACCATGGCCATCGAGAACCATCTTTGCAGTACCAGCTCTCAGATTATCTTCTGAAACAAAGTCGACAATTTCTGCATTTGAATATGCAAACCCTGAATCGATTACTTGTAGCGCGGTGACTTCTCCGCTGGCTGTCACAACGTTTGCTGTAATATCTGCATTTAATCCGATCGGATATAATACTGACAAATCTTCAGTTACTCCTATTACATTTGCTTCGGAGCCTGAAACTTCTCCAATCATTGTATCGCTTGGCAACCAAGTGTTTTCAAATGTAATTCTTTTTGCAAGCATATGACTATTATTACTTGACTTGACGATGGCTTTGGCAGTCGATACAATTTCAAAGAGACTGACGTTTGAAACGAGGCCATTCGCCGTAGGTACAGTGTATGAAAAGATAATTTGATTATTTACAATCGGAGCAGTATTTCCAGACACTCTGATATAATCTCCAATAGTATTGGAAAATACCGAAGAGACGAAAACATTAACTATATTTGCAGTAAGGAAGTGCCCAGTTTCTGATACACTCGTAGCTGTAATATCAATATTAGCACCGGTCGATGTGGCTGAAAGAGCAAGTCCAGTACTATTTGCATATCTTATAAAATATAAAGAATTATTTGAAAGTCCAGTAACAGCGGTATTTCCAGCTGCAGTCGAATATGTAATCTGTTGACCATTTGCAAATTTGCTATTTGCTGATGCAATTAGAATAAAATCGTTGCTATTTTGAACTTGTGTATTTGAGTTAAAAGTTGAAACTACATTTTGGAACAATTTATCTTTTGGCAGATATCCTGGAAGAGTTGCAATTGTATGTGACTCTCCACCTGTCGAGTTGGCATTAATATCGATTACAGCTCCGCCTAATGTAGAAGATAATTTGAATGCAACAGTGTTGGCAGCAACAACATAGTAAACAGCATTTGCTGTCAAACCGCTGATGGCGGTGTTACTGTTTGGAATTCTATATTGGACAATTTGTCCATTGGCGAACTCATTTTGGTAGCTACGTAACTGATGACCAATTAAGTCAGGATTATAATTTCTGAGGAAGTGACCCGTTCCACCAGGATTTGCTGCTGTTAAATCTACATTGGCTCCGCCGGCTGTCACTGAAAGTGCTAAGCCAGTACTATTCGCGTAGCGAACATAATAAAGAGAGTTTGCTTCAAGACCATCAACAGCTGCAACACCGGCTGTCACAACATATCTGACTTGACCACCATTTGCAAATAAGGTATTCGCAGTCGCAATCTGAATAAAATCATTACTATTTTCTACTTGAGTATTTGAGTTAAACTCTGCTACATTCGAGCTTTGCGTAATATTCACTTTTGCAAGTGTATTTGCTGCTTCAGTTGTAAGAGTAACGCCCGTAGTATTAGAAGTAAGAACATAGTAGAAACTGTTATTCGATAGACCTGTCACAGCCGTATTCGCATTATCAGTAAAGTAACGAACAAGATCATTCGCTACGAACTCATTACCAGTGATCGTAATAAAATCTGTGTTTGAGTTGACTTCATCTGTAGGATTAAACGATGATGTGATGTTACGATAGAAAATGGCATTTGCAGCGGTTTCTACTTCATGCGAAGATTGTACAGTAAATGTCTTGGCATCATACGTATTACTATATGCACCAGAAGAAACTTGCAGATCAAAAAACTTCAAATTTGCTTGCGATTGATTGACTATTTCTCCGACAACAAAGTTTCTTGTTGCATTTTCAAACGTAATCACAAAGTCTTTACGATCGAATCCTGCAACATATGGTTGGTGCGCGAGCACGAAAGGATCGACATTATAGTCTTCTCCTGGATTGATTTGATTGAGTGATCCAATGATACCAATCTCAAATCTGCCGAATGTCAAACACGAATATAGTATATCTAAGTGATTACCTTCAGGATTTTTAGGAAATCCATATGCGTCTGAAGAGATAAACTGTGAAGCGAATACTTGATTTGCTTGAGCAAGAGTTGGTAATTCTGCTACTGCAGTAATTGCAGTATTGACAGCCGAATTGCTATATACTATAATATTACCGTTCGCTGGAACAGATGTTGTATTTGTAAAACCAAAGTCGCGAATAGGATCTTTGATAAGAAGATTCGTTCCTATTACATCATAGAGTGTACCATGTGCAGTTTTATATAAGAAGTGACCAGACTCATTCGTTAAAGTTGCGCCGAATGCTGGAATATTAAACGAAGTGTTTACAAAGCTTTCTCCAGGAAAACTCGTACTATTAATATGAATGTACTTGTTTGCAGGGCTCGAAAGAATTAATCCAGTAGTATTCGAAAATGCCACATAATAAGGTTTGCCACTTTCGAGTGCAGTGATTACTGTATTACCTGCGGCCACCTCATAGATAATACGCTCGCCTGCAATATAGTAAGTATTCGCATCTGTGACAGTAATAAAGCCGTTTGATGCGTTTACAGCTGTCGAAGGATTGAATGAAACTTTACGAATTTGTTGAAAGACTCTTTGGCCTTCATCGAATCCAGTATTTGCAGTCACAGAAAGTTGAAGACGACTATAGTCGAGTGTATCTTGGCTATTCGCAGCAATGAGATCCGTACCAATAAAGATCACTTCTGTTTCGCCGATCGTACCTACACCAAACCCGGCGCCTGTGCCAAAACTGATCGATGAGATGTCTGCTGTGGTATTTGAAAGCGGCGCGATGATTTTTGAAGGGAACGAACGAACATAGTCACCGCCGGTAATGTCGAGTGAATAAGATGTGATCTTGAAGTTGTCTGCATTCGCAGCGGTATACACTGTATCTGTTTCGTTCCAATATCCCTTACGCGAGATAAAAGTCAAGGTGCCTGTATTTGATGCAGCAGCATAGTTAGCAGTAATCACAGAACCTTCGGCAACGATTACATTTGCACTGTTGTAGATGTAGATATTATTTGCGAAGGTAATGTTATTCGAAGAGCATTCATCAAATTGTATGACATGAACTTGTTTTTTAATATCATACAAACCAGCGTTTAGATTTACGTAACTGACATTCGCGAAGACTTGATTGTTAGTTTGATTGATAAGCTTATATGTTAAACCGTAGTTGTGAGCGTTTCCTGTTGCGGCCTCTGTTGCATTTGCAGTCAGTATCAAAGAAGTTGAATTGGTTACGCTCGCCACATTACCAATTGCCACGTTACTGGTGATATAAAGAGTCGAATTAATATAGTTGTTATTAAAAGCTGTAGAGGTTCCAGTGACCACAGTGCTAGTAGTCACTGCAGTGATTGTTCCGGTGCCAACTTTGTAATCCCAATCCGCCATGCGCTTACTATTTTTAAAAGCACCACGAGCGTTGGTAAGAGTAAGTTGTGTTGCACTTTCAAGCGTAATGACATTTGCCACTGTACCAGAAGCAGTAATATATCCTGCATTCTGTTGTTTTACCACATCGCCTACATTAAATGTGGCAGAAGGCGCAGTAATCACAATAGCATAGTCTGTCGGTGTATTCATGAACTTACCAGACATTGACTTGTCTGTCAGTGTATTTGCCGTAAACGTCGTTCCAGTAGTACTATTACTTCCTGTGCTATAGTTAGCAGATGGAACAAAAACTCCTGATGTATGAGATACCGAGATAAAACCAGCAGTATTCGAAGTAGTCGCGACTTCGAGAATTCGACCTTCAGCAGCAAGTATGCCATTTGCGGCGTAGCGATATATGGTGTTTCCAACAGCGACATTTGAAGATGCCGAACTATATCCGATATTGACTACCGGTTGAACGCCGCGTTCGAAGAGACGATAGTAATTTTCCGAAGTAAAATCTACTATCACTTCATTCAAGTTTAATACTTTTTCAGAGACGATCGATTCGGCGTTGAGTGTGTATCCATATCCTCCATCTTCGAAGATAAAATCTACCAGTCCAGTTTGTGAGCCAACAGATTCTACTCTTGCCAAACCACCAAGACCGCGATCACTGTTTGTAAATCTTACAACATCCCCAACAGCAAAATCTCTGCCTCGAGTTTGAACTGTGACTCTTTTGACAGAACCGATTAACTTCGATCTTTTAGTAATATCAAATATAGGTTGATTATTAATGTTGAGACCGATAACTTCTCCATTACGGAAATTACCTTGTCTTCCAGAAATATAAAGAAGATTAACAAAACCTCTACCGGCGCGCCGCCGAATATACTTCTCAACGAAAGCTTTCGCGCCTGAAAGTTGGCCAACGACTTGCTTACCGACGTAATCAACGTTATAGATCGAGTATCCAATCTCGAGATACTCTGGTTTTTCGTATACTCCGTCTGATAAGCGAAAGATTTTCTCTGCAGGATATCGAACTTCTGCTGCCGTACCATATACAAGTTTAAAGAAGAGATCAACCGCGCGCTCTGTACCTTTGGCACGATACAGATCAAGCGAGTTTTTGACAAGAAGCTTCTTATTCGTAGCAGTATCAAACTGAATGTTTTTCAGATACTTCTCTTTGAAGTGAACAATAAAGTCGTCTGTCGTACTATCAATATCGCGATAATCTGGCAGTCGACGGGCATGATATAAAGGATTGTTCGTCGATTCTAGCCACTCATAGTATGCTTTTGTAAACGCAATAAAGTTTTCTCCCTCTTCTTGGTAAAAAGAAGGAAATTGGCTCTGAATTAACGGAGATATTCTTTTTTCGATATTCTTCATTATTCTCTAATCTGTTCAATTGAGACGTCGACGTCATTTTCAAGAATATTGAGTATCACGTTCTGAGAAGAAGTGATATCAAGCGTGCGTGGTTTGGCATAGATTTTAAGAGAAGTGCCGGTATAATTCGTGATATTAAAGTTATTGATTCGAATAACACCAGTATCATAGTCGACAGTTCCAATTTTCAAAATGGTTCTATTATTCGTTCCAGAAGTATTGACGATACGCATTGCGCCGTCGCCATCATCTTCAAGACGGCAATTTGACAAACCATTATACGTGAATGTCGAAGAGCTTACGACATGAATATCACCGGTAAGATACTCTGAACCTTTGCCCGGAATATCATTTTGCAATGGGTTTTTAAAGTCGATCGTTACGTTTTGGCCAGATGATACTACGCCTGAAGTTGCCAATGATACAAGAGAACCTGAAGTGGTTGTGGCACTTCCAGTGACAGTCGTACTCAATATAGGTGTCAAATACTTCACAAGCTCTATCTTTGTTTCGTTACTAATAATACTATTTTCTGCAGCATCAACGTCTCGAATAAATCTTGAGTAACGAAGAGTACGACCAAAATTATTGAGATTGGTAGAGGCGTGATTCAGAATCGAGTCAATCACCAAAGTACGAATATCTTCTGGATTTAAACCAGTCAAGTTAATATTGTATTTGATATTCGTTTTGACATATAGATACGTATAATCAGGAGAAACGAAGAGCGGTTCGATAGCAACAGAAGATCTCGATCTTAAGAACTTTTTATATTCTGCTTCTTTAATCTTTGGAAGACCATCAACTTCATCGAGATCGATTGATAAGAAGATTCTGCCGTATTGCGGAGGAGTTGCATCTTCTCCACCATATGCAACCACCGCATTGATTTCAGGAAAGTTTGCTTTTAGTAGGTTCTCATAATCTTCAGAAGTCACAGCACGTTCTTGTGTAGTGAATGCACGAGGAGCATTATATTTAATAGAATTCAAATCTTCTGCAACTGCACCGTCGGCAGCTGCAATAATAGTTTGAATTACGATGTTTGTTTCTCCATCGATGCTTGCGGTGTTGATAAACTTAAATGCTCCGTTCGGAAGTTCGCCGCTACATGTTCGATACTCGATAATGCATGCAGAGTTGTTCTTTGGTTTTCTTCCAACAACTCCATCACCAAAAACGACTTCATATACATCACCAATTCCTGGTTGTAAGAAAAAGACTTTTGCATTTCCATCGTGGCCGAAGAGTGACGTCGCTCTTTTATAAGTCTGAACAGTCGTACCATTATCTTCAAAGACAGTGACTAATACGCTTTCAAGATCGACCCTTTTATTACTAATCTTATAGACAAGCGGTCTATCATAGTTTACTGTATAGGTATCACTTAAATAGCTGCCTTCGTATACTCGAATGGGTTCGCTTTCATATACGAGACTTGATCCTGACGGTGTTCTGTTCGTAATCACATAGTTTTCAGTAGTACTAAAATTGTAAGTGAAATCATCAACACGCGATGTAAAAGATGTGCCTTTTGGAATGACGATCGATCTTTTCGCTGTGTTTGTCGAAGTAATTACCAATTGAATGACAGCCGATGAAGATCGAAAAGATCTCGGAAGATAGTTTAATTCTTTGGCGTGAGAGATGACACTGTCGCGCAACTTCGCAGAATCGAGGAACATTTCATTGCTGATCATGTTCAGATAAAAAGCGTTCTGATATGTGTTATACGAAAGCACGTCAAGAAGAACAGAAAGGTTGCTTCCGTCGAAGTCATAATCTTTAAATCTATCTTGAGATCTTAGAAATGTCTTCAACGAATCCTTATAGGAATCGAAATCTAGCTGTGTAAGGACTATACTGGAATTTGCTGCCATTATCTTACTCTATAAAGGGTTAGCTGAAGTGTCTGCGGATTAGCATTATTTATTATCTCATAATAGACTGATACTTCATAAGAATGCGCAAACTCATTTGATATTACTAAGACATCGATGATTCTTGCGCGAGGTTCATGTTTGGTAATAGAATCCGTCACAGCATCTTTAATCAAATCCGATGTCATGACAGATATATCTTCAAATAAGAATTTTCTTAATCCTCCACCAAATTCCGGATTAAACAGACGTTCTTTAGTATTAGTCTGTAAGATGTTACGCATCGATCTTCTCACGGCTTGTTCGTCAGTATGAAGAGCGAGTCTTTTATTCTGAGGATGAATATTGAAATTGTTATAGAAGTCAGTGAACACAGGATCACGCTGTGTTGTTTTCCTTGTCGTGAGTGCGTCGATTCTGTCTACCATATTACCCTACTTTATCTTATTTATAATGATTATACGACTGTTTGTATTACTTCGTAGTTTTCAATAGAAGCATTTGGAACATCGTCAGAGAGAAGCTCGACTTGCCCTGTAAAAGCAAAGGTTTGATAATCTTCGTTGCTACCGATTGCATCTAATCCTGGACCAGCCGACCGAGTAAAGCTATACTGTATCATAGCTGATGTAGCTTTGTTTGTTTCAATATACGAAACAAGCTTATCGTTTGCATCATACACAAAATTATTGAAAATGACTTCAGCATCTTCATATGCAATAACTCTTCCACCTTCAAAATTATTAATATTCTCAACTCGAAAAGGATACCAATTATCGACTTCAATATCATGGGCTTCTACGAAAACAAAAACTGCACACAGAAAAAAATCATCAATACAATTCTCTTCGTTTACGAATATTGGCATATACCAACCATCGATTACAGTTTCACTGGTTTCAAACGTAGTCACACCCGGTTCTTGCACAGTAAAGCGTATTGCGACTGGAGGACTTAAATCCCCGTAAGAAGTATCAGCAACTGTCGGAGCGCTAACATCCGTAAAGAAATATCCATTTTCTGATACTGAATATTGATCTAACATAACAGCCTAATCCACTTCACGCGGCAGAAGCGGGTTGAGCCCACTTTGGCAGATTGTCTGGATTCGGCTCGAGCCCATACTTTGTTCGACGTACCTCAATACAATTCGGAATGAGTTTTAAGATTGCATCTGGAATACCAAATATCGGTTTTAAAATAATATTTAAAACCATACAAATTGATACTTTACCGCGACAGATATCGATAATCAGTTTAATTGCTTTGATGATCTTATCAACGATCGGAAACTGCTGTAGAATCCAAGCTGGAGCTTTGAGTATGATATCATGTATCTTTGCAATAAAATCTGTCTGAAAGAACTTCTTAATCTTCTCCATGGCTTCTTCAAAGGCATCTTCAATTCGATGCCACAATTCTTCTTTTGAATGAATCGTTTCTTTTCTTTTACGCAATTCTTTATCAAATCCAATTAAATTACCGAGAGTTCCAAAGAGTGGGATTGGTAGATTTAAAACAAAATCAATTAATTCTTGGAGTAATTTCTCTCCAAAATCTTCCGCGGCTTTGCCCGATAAGACGTCTTCTTTGGCCTTTTTAATTCGCTTCTTAAAATTCTCATACACAAGTTTTAATTGTGCTTTAATGGGTTTCGTCGGATCGATGAATGTTCCAAGTTGTTCAATGATAGGACCGATAATAGGAATCTTAGTCAGCAACTTAATCATCGCATTGATGCACGCGGCAATAAAATCGCTTAGAAGTTCTTTCATCCATGCCAAAGCTTTCTGCCAAAATTCTTCGGCTTCATGCTCAGGGCTTTTAATTCCAAATGTTCCGTCATATTTGCCATCTCCAAAAAATGCTCGAATCGATTCGATGTCTTCGGCCATGGCGGCTTTGATCTTGACTTTACCTTCTTTCGTAAAGAAGTCTTTGATCACAGGTTGATAACGAACCGGATTACCGGCTTCATCTAATAAGGTCACAGCAGTAATGAATGGAATTGGAATCTCGAGTGGATTTGGAATTCCAAGAATATCAACAATTTTGAGTAGAGCTTCAACGATCTTCTTCTGAAAGAAGACGTCGATCTCTTTGAGAAACTCGCGAACCTTATATTTCATCTCTTGTTCTTTTGACTTGATCTTCTTAAAGACGTCAGTCATCAGAATGCCAGTAATATCATCGACTAGCTTTTCTATTTCTCGAATAGCTTCGATGAGTTCTTTTCCGCACTCGTCTTGAATAAACTTCGCCTGTAACTTGAGTTGACTAATGATCTTTGCAATGCCTACGAAATAGTCTTCCATTTGACGGAAAGATATTTGCCCGTTAGGACCACATTCTAAATTAGGAACTTCAGGAACGTAGACGATTGGTTTCATGCATTGATTCCAACAATTGCAGCCTGAATATCCACCGCTCCAGATTTTGATGTAATTGAAACTGTACCGTTGTTTGCAAAAATTCCTACGTTGCCTTCATTGGCATAAACAGTGACATCTTGTTGTGCTGTAATGGCTATTCCGCCTTGGTTCGAGGTGATTTCAATATCCTTACCGCCTTTTTCATCGCCTTGATTGAAGATAGAAATGTTACCGAATGCCAACTGAATATGATCTTTTACAGACTTTGTGACGATCGTGCCATCTGGTAAGATCTCGATATAAGATCCTGACTTGTGAAAGATTTGTACACGTTCTGATCCTGGAGTATCATCAAATTCTAAGATATGGCCACTACGAGTAGTCATTGTATTATTGAAAGGATATCTCGCTTTATACTTCGAAGCAGGTTCAATAACTGTTGCGCCTTCTCCTTTAATACGATTTTGTGTCTTCAATTCTGGTTCGCCTTGTCCTCGAGCATATGAAGATACGCTATGATTATTTTCAGGAGCATAGTTTAATACGCCGAGAATATATGCTGCAGCTTGTTCTGGAAGAGACATACACATCACTCGAGATCCCTTTAAGAGACCTGTCGGGCTAAGTCCGATGCCTGAAACACCGGCACTTGTAGTTGGCATCATAATATAAGCAGGCAAAAGATCTTCGGAGTTCACTCTATCGGAATGTCCTAAAATTTCTCTGACCAATACTCTACCTGTCTGCGGCGCATCTGCTTCTAATCCGAGATCTGAAGTCGGATCTTCTGCTACGATACCTTCAAAGAATCTTGGGGTTTGCATCTATCATCCTTTAATTTGCGTGTGTTTGTGGCAATCCACCAATACCATCTTTCACAAGCTCGAAAGCTTGCATATACTCTGCTTTTTCGTTAAAAGTCAGAATATGACGACACTTTGCGATGATGTAATTACCAGTCGTCATCGTACTGTCTTCATTTACTGGAGATGTTTCTCCTCTTGTAATACCGCTCGGTTCAGGAAATTGACACTTAATGACATCACCGGCAGAAATAGCGCTATCACCGTAAATCGTAACGTGAGCAACTGTAGTTAAGAAGTGAGCCATATAATATGGTAGTTGGTTTTTCTTTTCGGCTCGTTCTGCGTTTTCAATTCTTGGATCAAAGGGAACAATTTGAATATTTCCTTCGTCTTTACCTATTTCATCTTGGGTTCTTAAGCTTGAAGAAACAGATTTTTCATTCAATGTTTGAAATTCTAGGTTTTTGGGGTTAGTTTGGAAATTAACGATTTCGCCAGTCACACTATTCTTGAGTTTAACTAAATTACTCCCTGCTCCAATTCTTCTTGCAAGCCCTTGATTACCGTTTTGAATAAGCTTCGTAGCTAGAATGTTTCTCCACTTTGCGCCAGATATATTTAAATTTGTTAATCCGGATTGCATGAAACACTTATCGCCAATATTCTCTTTGCCTTCTTTGATTAGCATTTCCATGCTCTTAAAAACGAACCCGTACTTGTTTTCAAAGAAGTAAAATGCATGACCTTTAAATTCTTGAGACATCGCGTATTCCAATCGAATCTGATCGATGCATTCGATTGGTGTTTTTTCGGTAAAGTTGAAAGCATGTAGTCCGCGGGTTTTTTCTGCGAACAAAGGTTTCTGAGAATCGATTGCTTCAAGATAAGCTTTTACCATCTTTTCACATTCTATCTTTTTTCTGACGAGTGGTAAGTTACGAACAGTAGCCGACTTCCATACTTCGTATGTCACACATGAAAGTTTATAGACAACAGCTTTGTCGTCGTTAGTAGGAATAACAGGGTCAACTGATACGATATAAAATTCATATCGAATAGAAGATTTTTGATTCTCTTCGTCTGTCGTAAAATCAATTATAATTCTTTTGTCTGTGAAAACAAAATGATTAAACATACCTTTTGCGTCATAGAATTCAAACTCTGCGAGCACAGTTGGATTGAGTACAGATTCATAGATGTTTGCTTGTACGCAGACAGGAGTCAAATCAAGTGCTTTACCACATTCAACAGTTTTGGCTGTGGCATCAATTAATAAGAATTCATTAAGTTTAAACTGTCCGTCTCTAATCGAAGTCATGTTATGTGCTTATTTGTTGTATGAATTGTTTTTCTACTTCTGCCAAGTAAGAAGACTTGAGAACAACTACGTTTCTCTTGAGTTCGTTTGTTTCTTTCTCATCGTCATATGCATTCACTGCATACCAGTATTCAACTTCGGCCTCAGGTATATTTTGGCTTAATACCTTTATTTCACTTATTCCTTCTGCTGCATTCACTGCAAACGTTCCGCTTACATGTTTTACAGTCAAGCGATTGTTTTCAAGATCAATATAGTCGATGGTAGCATATGCGCTGGTGCTCGTTTGAGATACTCGATCTCCAACTTCGAATTCTGATGGCGCAACAGTCAGAGACAATGATAATACTTTATTCGTAGATACTATCCACTCTTCTTTGAGTCTTTCGTAACCAATTACTGCACCAGTATTTGTAAGTTTTGGCTTCCAATATTTTTGCGCGTTCGATGTTTCATTTGCAACAAGAGAATCATACTGTTGAGTCGTAATAGTTCTTTCGTCTTCATGCCAGTTTAATCGATAGAAGAGAGTAATCGATCGAGCATTTGAATTCGATCCGTATTTTGTTGCAATGTAACTGTTAAAATCTTCTGAAGATTTATAGTAGTCGTAATAAGGATCGACGATGTTATTCGTAAGATAGATCATCCAATCAAACTTCGAAGATCCATAATAGTTATAAGACAAGAGATCCGGCCTCTCGAACCCTTCTTCAAGAGTAAACTGAAAGGTAGAATAGATGTCTCTTTTCGTTTTGTCAGTAAAATCGACGCGCGCCAAGATATTCTTGGCAATGTTTCCATCATAGTCTACAATTGGAAATCGATCAAAATATCTTGCCATCTTTAACTTCCTGTTTGTTGTTTAGGCGAAGCTGTAGTCGGCGTTGGTTTGGATATAAATTTGTCGATGTTTTTTCCGGTGTCATTTAAAAGAGTTCGAAATTCATTGCCTGGTTTGCCGGTGATATTATCAATACCTTTTTGTAATCCATCTAATACAGTTTCACGTGTCTCAGCTAAGCGATCTCCACCTTCTCTACCATAGTCGCGAGATGTTTGAATTTGTGTTTCAAGCATTGTCATCGAGCATTCGATAAACGCAGGATGACTTGTGCCTTCGAAGAATGCAGGAATTCCTTGCGGAGAGTAGTTCAGTTCGATTGATTGAATTAAACACGGTTGAAATTTGATTAGCTGTGCAGTACCAGCAATCTTGAGTTCTGGTTGACATAAGAATGGATAAGCGAGTGCCGCAGTACCTAGACTGCTGTATGATGGTAAAGCATAAGCTTTCATTGCTTTCAACAGATTCATCAACTGTTGGCTTTCATTCGGATTTCGAGGAGCAAAAGTCCATTCAAATCGGTGCTCACGAAGAGGAACTCCGCTAAACAATGCTTGAATATGAGGATTTGGAACAGCTCCAATTCCTTGTGATATAGCACTACCGATATCTCCTGCTGCCTGAACCATCGCACCATAAGCAAGTGCCATTGTAGCGTCGGTTGCTCTTTGAGCGGTCAGTCCTCCGGAGAGTCCTAATTGCGCGACATCTGCGACTCCACCTAGCAGTCCTTGTGATCCTTCGCTAACACTAATACTGAAAGTTTCTCTTATGCCTTTTGGAAGAGGAAGAGCAAATGCTTGTACAAAATCAAGCTTTGCTACGGTTTGAGGAGAAGGCCGGGCATAGCGCTTAAATTTAAATGCCATATAATATTTTTCACTGATATGATCAGGAAACTGCATTGAAGGCAAATCGCCAAAACCAATCTTATTCGAAGCGCGTTGAATAGCATCAACATATGTTTCGGCGTTAGGAGAAGCACCGGTAAGATCACCACCTTGAGGATTGAAATTATTACGAATGTCGGCACAAGAAGCCCGCTTCATTTCACTTGTAAACGTCTGAAAATACTTGTCTTCGAGACCAACAGTCAAAGAATCTCCGAATCTTGCGGAAAGCTCTGCAGCAATTCTATCAGAAAAACCTACCTTCTTTAACGCTTTGGAAAAAAGATCTTCAACAGCATTTTCAAGTTTATCTTCGAGCTTATTAGTAATATTTCGAAGCGTTCTATTTACAAGCCCACCAGCATCTCTTTTGAAACTGTCGATATTTACTCTAATAAGTGCCATGTTATCTCTCAAATTAAAAGGCTATCATCTTATTTATAAATAGATTTATGGCTTATAAGGGAAAGTTTCGACCAAAGAATACTAAAAAGTATATCGGAGACTCGAACAATATCGTATATCGTAGTCGATGGGAATTAAAGTTCATGATGTACTTAGATTCGCATCCTAATGTCGTGCAGTGGGGGAGCGAAGAGTTAGTGATTCCTTATCGCTCGCCGATTGATAATCGAGTACATCGATACTTTCCAGACTTCATTGTCAAGAAGAAAACGCCAGAAGGCAAGATCGATACCGTAGTGGTTGAAATAAAACCTCTTGCGCAGACGCGGCCTCCAGTGGTGATAAATAAGCCTAGTAAGCGTTATATTAATGAAGTCATGACATGGGGTGTCAACGAAGCCAAGTGGAGAGCTGCAGCAGTATACTGCAATGACCGTGGTTGGAAGTTCGACATACTTACAGAAAAAGAACTAGGAATTAAGTTTTAATGGCAATCGTATTTGATACCATCATCACACAAGGTGTTCGTTCAGGACAAATTCCTGCGCGGACGAACTCTGCGCGTGACTGGTTTCGAGATACTGCTGGTAAAATCAATCGTATTAATGAGCGTGAGATGATGAAAGGTGACGTCAGTCGTATGACTACTCAGCCTTTGCTTGGCTCGATGTACATGTTCTACTATGATCCAAAACATAAAGAAGAGCTTCCATATTACGATAGATTTCCTTTGATCTTTCCATATAAGAAAGTTAAAGGCGGATTTATGGGATTGAATCTACACTATTTGCCTTTGCAACTCAGAGCGAAGTTGATGGACGGCTTATATGACTTTGCAAATAACACTCGTTATGACGAGTCGACTCGCCTGAAACTCAGCTATCAACTCATGACTCAGGCAGCAAAGCTAAGATGGTATGCTCCGTGCATTAAGCATTATTTGACTTCTCATGTGCAATCAAAGTTTATGTACGTCTATCCATCGGAATGGGATATCGCGCTCTTCTTACCAACAGAACGTTTCGTCAAAGCAAGAAAGAATCAAGTTTGGATGGATACGAAAAAAATGTTAGGAGTTACTAAGTAATGGCATCTCCAATAGTAACAGGTACAAATTATACTCAAGAAATTCAAAGATCTGATCGAAGCGTAACGCAAGATGCAAGGTCAATAACTGAAACAACATCAGATAGTACCACTGTCCGCAGCGGCGGATCGAGAACTATTGTTGTCCCACCTAGTAGCACAACTAACGCAATATCTCCTAGTCAAGAAGTCAGCTCGGTTGTACCTTCTTTGTCAACTTCAGCAGCACCAACTGCAAAACCTGCTGCTCCAACTAGACAACAACGAGCTGTCTCTCCTAAACAAGAACAAAATAATCGACCACCCTCAACCGCAAAACCGGCCGCAGCAAAACCTGCTGCTCCAACTAAACAACAACAAGCCGCGCCGGCTAAGCAAGAGACAGTAGGACAGCGCGCTGTTAGATTAAATGAGGCAGATCGCGTTAAAGAAGCAGCAATTACCGCAAAACGTCAAGCAGCTCTCAAGACAGAGATCAGTCAGATCAGGGCCGGCAGCGGTACAGCACTAGAAAAACAAAAGAAAATAAACGAAGCTCAGAAGAAAAGTGCCGCTGTGGCCCAGGGCCGTGCTAATGATACGCTGGATGTTAGAAGATACAATAGTGTTACACCACACACTCAAGAAACTATAAAGAATCGCAGTGAAAGATTACAACGACTTGAAGAACAAGGCAGAATTGGAAGTTCTGGTAAAAATGGTAAAACGAATAAAAATACAAATACTATCAAAACAACAAAAAGCGCGAAGGTTGAAATTGACAAGAGTATTAATAACAATTTACAACAAGATACTATAACTGTTGATTCAGCCTTCAGTACAGGTGAACGTACTAAAGGCACATTTAATATCGGTAGATTCCGAGCCGAAGTTTCTGGCGCTGATAGCGTACTTCCTACTCATAGCTTCTTAGTAGTCTTTGCTCCGATGTTATGGACAAGATCAAAATTTAGTGCTCAGAATCTCGATTCTCTTCTTACGATGAGATGCGATAACGTGGTTCTTCCTTCTGTAAATCTTTTACAAGAGCAAAACATTCGAAGATATGGATTTGGTCCAGTCGAGAACGTTGCATATGGTGTAAACGTCGGCGACTTTACTTTACAATTTATCGTCGATAAAGAGGCTTTAGTTGTAGAATACTTCGAAGAGTGGTTAAATCTAATCGTCAATCGCGACTCTTTTGGTGGCGCGAATATGAATAATGATACCAACGGAAGAAAACCTTACGAGATCGCATATAAAGATACGTACTCGTGTCCGAATGTAAACGTATTCGTATATGACAGATCTCAGAATCAAGTCATGACATACAATATATATGACGTGTTTCCCACTGGAATACAAAGCATGAATATGTCATGGAGCGAAGAAAACACTCTCATGAAGCTGAACATCACGTTCTCTTTTACAGACCTTCGAATCAATAGAATTCCGCCAAAAAACAATAAAGATGATAAGTCGTTTAAAGATCAAATTATTGTAACAGATACCGGAAGAAATTCAGACGGAATTTTTACTGCCGGCAGCGCTGGAAGTACATTGGCTACTTTAAATTCAAGTCTAGAACTGACAGATCTAACAAATGAAACTACGATTATAGGAGATTTCCCTGGCCGAATTCGCGGCTCTGTTTCTCCTCTTCCACCAGAGACATTTCAAAAAGCCATCGTAACAGATGTTCCTATTCCTACATTGCGTACGCTCACAATTGCATAATTTTAAACCTAGGAGAATATATAATGCCTTTACCAAAAATTGATCAACCACTCTTTGACGTGACGATCCCCTCTTCGAAGAAAAAGATTCTCTTTCGACCATTCTTGGTGAAAGAAGAAAAGATTTTACTGATTTCACAACAAGGTGGAGAAGACACCGACGTGATCAGAGCCATTAAGCAGATCTTAAGACTATGCGTGCAAGACGATGACTTTAATGTCGATAAGCTCACAACTTTCGATCTTGAATATTTGTTCTTAAAGCTTCGTGCGAAATCAGTCAATAACATCGTTAAGCTATCTTATCGTGATAACGAAGACGATAATGTTTATAACTTTGAACTGAATCTCGATTCGATCGAAGTCGAAATGCCAGAAGGTGTCGATTCGACGATTAAGTTGTCTGATAGTATTTCAATGATCATGAAGTATCCGAGTGCGAGCATCACTGATAAGATTACACAGTTTGACAACGAAGTCGATCTGATGACGTTCTTCATTATTAACTGTATCGATACGATCATGACAGAAGAAGAAATTTATCCTGCTTCTGAATATAGCGATGAAGAACTCGAAGAGTTTCTGGATCAGTTGCCAGTCAATTCTTTTGAAAAGATTCGCGAATTCTTTGAGAAGATGCCGAAACTGTATCATAAGATCGTATACACGAATGAACTTGGTAATGATAGGAGTATCGAGTTAACGAATCTCAAAGATTTTTTTATGTGGCGCTGAGTCACAACTCGCTTCAAAACTACTATAGTATGATCTTTGCTTTGGCTCAGCATCACAAATATTCGATCACTGAGATTGAAAATTTGATACCTTATGAAAGAGATCTTTACGTTGATTTGTTAATGGCTCACCTTGAAGAGCAGAAACAAGAAATAGAGAGTAGAAGAAAGTAATGGTAGCAGCTTTGGGCAGAGCGCTTTTTCTAGGCGGCGGCATGATAGGAAACGTGCTAGGCGGAGCTCTTTCTGGTGCAGGTGCTGCTGTTGGCGGTCTAGCACAAGGTGCGGGTTCTGCTGTCGGTGGTATCGGTCAAGGCATCGGCGCAGCGGTTGGTGGAGCATTAACTCCTGCGCCTAAAACGATAGTAAATAATTTTGGTATCGCTGGATCGGCCGCGAAAGGCAAAGTGACTGGAGGAGGAACACTTCCTGCTCTGAAGAAAACATCGGCTCCCGCTGTCAATGTGAATATGCCTACTGAAAAGCTTTTAGTTGTTGCAGTCAATTATCTTTCGTCAATTGACAAAACTCTTCAGGCTCAAATTAAGTTTGAAAGAGATGCATTCGTTCAACAAGCCCAAGCTGAACGAGAAAGCTCTATTGAAAGCGGCGGCCAAAAAGAAAGCATCTTTACTAAGTTATCTGAAAAATTTAGCGGTAAGTCGGATGATAGCACCGTAAAAAGCAGAGCTATTACACTCACAAAAACTATCTTAGCCGCGGCAGGAATTGCAGGACTCGGTCTTTTAGCCTTAGGTAATTTAGATACGAAAGAACTCGATCGACTCAAAGATAGTTATAAAGCCTTTAACGAAAAATTTGATTTTCTTGGTCCGCTCGCCGAAGGAGTATCAAGCACAGGTTCAATTGTTGGATACCTATTAAAAGGACTTCGTGGAGGAATTGCAGGGCTAGTAGCAGAGTATCTTGTTAAAAGATTTACTGGAAAGAGTATATTTGAAAATATAACTGGAACTGGAGAAGAAGCGAATGGCACTCAGGCGTCAGCGCCTCAAAAACCAGGA